TTACGCGGCACTTTAATCATTTGCCAGTAGGCGAAGACATGCCAAACACGCTGTCAGAAGCCGCAAAATTGGTTTATGCAGAGTGCTCTGAAGACAGTAGCATCCGGGTTCTGCGTTTAAATTTTTTAGATCTAAGTTTTACTGACGTTACAGTTGATGTGGCAAAATTTGTGGCCCTAAATTTATTTGATCGCCAGAACGAAGACGAAAACGCACCTGAGTGGTTTAAACCGATTATAGCCGATTGGTACCATTTAACCGATAAAACAAATATTTGTTGACCTACCCCCACAACCAAATAGGAAATAAACATGGAAACTCAGACAAAACAAATTTTGCAATGGATGAGAAAAAATCCAATTACGCCTATGGAAGCATTGCAATTTATTGGATCATTTCGTTTGGCAGCACGGATTAAAGAACTAAGAGAAGAAGGCCACGAAATTCACACCGAAATGGTTTTTATGGATGAAAGCAGCACTCGATTTGCATCATATATTTTAATTAAAGAAAAAAAGAAATTATATGATGAAAAATAATCTTAACAATGAAGGCAGCGTAATGAAAAATTTAGACCCGTTAATAAATCATCAAAGAAAATTAGCTATTGCATATAGAAAAGAAGCTAGTTTCCAAAGATTTTTAAAAGCGGCAAAAGCTGCGGAAAGAATTAATAAACAATTAAAAAACTATAAGGTGTCAAATGGCCGTTAATATTAATGATAAACAAATTGCTGCTTTAGTTCGTTGTGCTGAAGCAGGTTTAAATCAAAAACAAACAGCAGAAGCAATATCTTTATCACAAACTACAGTACACCGTGCATCTGTTGAATATGGCATAAAATTTTACACATATAGATTGGAACGGGATGGAAAACGAAAGTCTATTGTCAATCGCCGCAAAGAGGCAGCACCGATTGTTGCAGTTGATGCTCGAAGACAGCCGCAAAAAAAGCAGATACAATCTATCAATGGATGTGGAAGCGGTCTTAGCACTTTGCAGTTTAATCGTAAAAGAATTAGACAAGAAAAAGCTTTAGAAAATTTAGAAAATGCTACAACAATTGAAGAAAAAAAAGAAATATCATATGGCTGGAATATTCTTGAACACGAAATAGAAATGGCACGTTTAGGAAAACGTCCAAATCTTCCAATGGATTTGCGTCAAGAAATAACGCATGACGCAAAAGAAGCCCAACAGCAAAAAATTAGAATTGCAGCCGAAAACAAACGAAAAATAATTCTAAGCTGTTTTTCTGAAAAAGAAAGATTAACAGCAGCAGACATTTCTCAAAAACTAAAAATAGATGGAATTGAATTTACTGTACAAACCATAAGCTCTTTTATGGACGGCATGGCAAAAATGGGGAGGCTTGATAGATACCGAAACGCTTTTACTAAAAAAGGTAAAAATTACTGGTATTATTTTTTACCACAATAAATAGTAACTAAATTTTTTAAAAATTTGTGTGGGTGGCAGCTTACGATGTTGGCACATTTGGTAGCGCGTAACCAATAAACAACCAGACCCCCAAGGTTTAGACTGTTGAGATTACACCACCCACACGAATTTTTTATACTGGCCTAGATGCCATAGCAAGAGCCGTATCAAGAGTTTCTTTATTTCTTCTAGTCCAGCCTTTGCCAAAAGTTTCAAAAGTTTTCAAACCTTCATAGAATTTTTGGCGAGTGAGGTATACAGACTCAATAATTCTGTCTGGGTCTAAATCAGCAACAGACTGCAAAGTCATAGGGCCAATGGCTCCATCTTGCGTGGCACCAACGGCTCGTTGAATAGCCTTGGCTGGTCTACCACTGCCAGAATTGACAGCCCAATCAAAAGCACACCAATCAACACCAGAAGGTAAATCGTCACCGCGCACCTTATCCCAATAATTTTTTTTGTAGATCGGGGCAACATCTTCAGGAGTTAGCGCCCTCATATCATCCTCAGTGCTTTCCGCACCAATCCATTCATCATAGACAGCCTTGGTTACTCCCAAGTTAGTCATTCCGCCCGGGTCTTTTGGATGATTTACAAAACCACCTTCGTGTTTGAGCAGCATACTTAAACATGCGTCAAAGTTCTGTTTCATTTGTTCGCTCCCATAAATTTAGATACACTGCGTTGCCCAAACCAAAATGCGATGATAGCAGAAAAGAGTGCTTGGGTTTCATTGTCAAACATTAGTGGAACTGCGTCTTTCCAGTTGCCGCCTTCCTCCATCGCTTTCAAAAGGATGACAGCTTTGACGGATAGGAATAAGCCAAAAAACAAGTAAGTGATAATTGGCCGTACAGATGCGGATAGTCCTGCGGCAAAGCCGCGAGTAGGGTTAGCAAATTCATACAAAGCCTTTGTTTCTGCAATCTCAGCTTGCTTGTCTAACTTTTGGATGTCGTGTGTGACGCCAAGGGCTGCGAGTTCACCCTGCATTTTAAGTTCTTCAAGACGGTTTTTGTGGTCTTGTTTCTTCTGGAAGAAGCCCAGCACTTGCGGAAGAAAAGAAGTTCCGAAACCAAGCGCACTTCCTAATAAAGCAATCATTACTTTTTACCTCCCATCTTAGAAAATCCAAAAAACGACCCCACGAGGGCGGATGCAGATATAAAATATACACCAGAAATGCTGGAAAGAGAGTTCATCGCTTGATCTAAACCCATAACAGCGCACAAGATTATCGCGAATGGAAACAGCAACATGCCACTTAGCGCGAACCAAGTCATTTTACGTTGGGCATCTCGCTGGGCATCCTCATCATCTAGCAAACGCCTCCTGTCCTCTAAATCTATTGTTCTGTTTAGCGCGTCCCATTCTGACTTCTCTATGGCCCCGCTACCGTTGGCATCAACCTCTTTAAATTCAGTCATATAAATCTCCTAATCAGACAAAGGGTTGTCTAAAGCTCTTTGTAGTTTTGACATCAGACGTTCTTCTAATTCTTTCATGTCGGCGGCTTGGCTACTTCTAACACGTTCTTTCTGGTTTTCAAAACGAACTTCAGCCGCATCTATAAGTATACGAATGTCAGATACAGCTTCCTTAATTAGCCGTCTAACGTCTGCTTCGCTTTCTCGAATTGAAACATCCACACTATCTTCGATTAGTCTTACTAAATCGTCCATCCTGTCAACTTGTTGTTCAATGCGTAAAATATCGTCCGATAAGCCGTTTTTAATCGCCCGAGAATACTCCACACCTTCCTCAACCTTCTCAGAAACCCCCTGCATTCGGGCGTCCATAATATCCATTTGTTTTTGATACGCAGTAATATCAAGGCCAGCGACCTCTTCAATCTTCTGGTACAAAACAAAGCCGCCGTAGAGGCCACCGACAATAGTGCTGATGAAAGCTAAGATTGCGAAGACAGAGGCAAACGTAAATTTAAACCCTCCAGCCTTGATCTCACGATCAGCAAGCCCATCAATATTGTCAGCAACTTTAGTGAGATCAGTCATTAGTTCTCAAACTCCAGTTCGCCGTCACTGTTCTCACCTGTTTCTTGCAATCTTTTTAATTGTTCTAACTCGGCTCGAAGCATTTCAATTTCAAGCCGCCTGTGTCTTATTTCAAGTTGAAATAGATCATCGCAATTCACGCGGCTTCTAGGTTTATCCAGAGGAATAACGACACGCGCATACAGGCCAACATCTTTTCCTTGCCCCACTCCATTGGAGATATCTGTTATAACCCCGGTAACGCCCCACTCAAGTGTCGTTCCACCTCCAACAGCGTTCGAGCAATCCAAATCACCAGCCCTGAACCTATCAGATTGATAGTTCATTGGGGCGCTGGGAAGCTGCAATGCAAGAGAATTGCTCTCAGATCGTGCTTCCAGTACCCCAAGAAAAATAAAAAATGACACAAACCATAAAACTATATACCACCTCACGGCTTTGCTCCATCAACCCTCGAACATATCTTAGAAGAAATTACAGTTCTAACTCCAGATTTTTTAAGCACTTTTGAAGTGGTGCATAAATACACAGCACGGGCTACATCATCCTTTCTTATGTAGACCGAAAAATCTTGCCGCTCTTCATGCTTTACTTTCATAACCCTGTATTTTGAAGCAAATGGAACACTGATCCACTTTTTATCAAACACGGATATCTGATAAAACTCCACATCATCTCTGTAGTTAAATAAGGACATATCCGCCTTCATCACATCTTTAACATAAGACGGCTTGAGATCGGGATAGGCAGGCGTCATTTCATGTGCCGCCAGAGCAGATGACAGACCAAACAACGTTAAGATTATTTTAATTAGCAATGCACTCTGCCTGCACTATAGCTGTGTAACTTCCCCCGGGAAATGCTTTTGATACACCATAAGTAGCGGTAGACGCGGTTTTAAACCAAGTGCTTCCTGCAATCGTTAAATTAAAACTGGTTGTAGAGCCGTACACAACTTTTGCGGCGTCATATGCTGCCATACCAGCCACTGAAGTTTGAGCCACTGAGCTTGCCCCCGTCCAAGCCACGGTATCACTCAGA